ATGCACTACCTACAAGCCATAGCCAACTTAGAAGCACTCAAGACGAGGCTTACTACTCTTGCCGGAAACGAGATGGTGAACGAGGCGCTGGATAACATTCGCCAGGAGAAGGACATCAACGGGCAACCGATGAAGCCACGCAGCCCGAAGGCTAAGCGCAACCGTGGCAGAAGGTTATTGGTAGATACCGGAGAAGGTCGCAGAAGCATTCGCCAAAAGATAAGCGGCACCAAGGTAGGCTTGATTGCCAACGACTACATGGTGGCCCACAACGAAGGCGTGAATAAAACGGTGAGTGTGCGCAGCCGCAAGGGCAGAACGTTTAGCCGGAAGATGAACCTGCCGCAACGTGAGTTTACGGGCGAAAGCCGTAAGCAAACCGAGCGCATTGAAAGAGTAATTGCAAGCCAAATTTTAAAAGCTGTATCATGAAAAATCTATTACTTGTGTGGATCGGGTTGTCACTACTTGAAGTAGTGAGGCACTGGTATATCATAAAAAGAAAAAAGAAAAGCCCCAATAAGTTGGTAAGCTTTTTGGCAAGGGCGGTTGTGGCCTTGTGCCTGGCATGGTTAGATGAACTGCCCATAACAATTACATTGCCCACCTTTGCCATTGTCAACTGGTGCATTCACGATTATGTTTTAAACCTGCTGCGCGGCATCAAACCTATCTGGTACTTGAATGAAACCGGGCCAATCGATCGCTTTCAGCGCAACTATCCAAACATGTTTGTTTGGTTTGTCTGGAAGGTTATTCTTATGATTGGTTTAGTAGGCGCTTACTTCTTTAATTTTTAAAAAAATGGAAAAGACAATCTACGAACAGGCCATTGTGCGCCTCACCAGTGCCGGAGCTATTGCCTACATTGAAGGAGCGGGGCAGGTGCGCCTACAGACCACCGATTGGTATGAGCAGCAGGTAGAAGATGCATTGAAAGAGAAAGACGTTCAGAGTTACCCGTTTAACTGCCCGGCAGTGTTCTTCCAGTTTACGCCCACGCGCTACGAGAAGGCCAACGGCATGCGGCAAGAGGCTACGGGCGAGTTGATCATACACCTGGCGCAAAACAAAATAGGCAAGGATGGCAAGCAGGGCAGCGAGAGCCACACGGCATTTAAGAGTTTGCTCGATTATGCCGACTTGTTAATCAATCTTTTAAACGCCTTTAAACTGCCATGCAGCGCACGGCTTATAATGACAGGCGTAGAGCGCGACCACACCAACAGCGGCCTCATGCACGACAAAATCACCTTTAGCTGGACAGCCCAGCGCAAACGAATAAACGTAGCATAAAAAAAGCCCTCAAGTTGAGGGCTTTTTTATAATCAATTCATCAACTGTAATTGGTATGCCACCGATGGGTTTGAAGTCTACAAAAGAAAATTGCATGTTTGACTTGATCATGTCAACCTCTACAGAGAACAAAAACTGTTGTTGATCGGTGTCGTAATCTAAATAATACTTTTCTGTTCTAACAGTCAAAGAGTTTTCATAAAGCCTTGTCACTCGTTTAACGGTTTCTTCATTAGGTTCAAAACCTTTCTTCTTTAACCGCTCAATAAGTGTTGATTCAATTTTGCCAGACACGGTTACAATCAATCTTGAGATTAACTGATCCACATCATCATTTGTCATTTTCTTATTGCTCATAAAGTAGCTGGTCTAATTGTTCGCGGTAGATCTCTTCTTCTTTCTTAGGGCGTGCCAAAATCAGAATATAAAATCTCATGTGTAGCGTGTTCTCGGCTATCTTAACGTCTTGTATCAGCATGTTCTTATTTCCTTCTTTAAAAATGTCGGCTACTGCCCTGTAATGATTTACCCATGGCGGCAGGGAGTTGATCTCCATTTGAAATTCAAATCGCTGCATCAGTTCCGCAGGTTCGTGGGCAATGTCCGGATAGTAACCTCTGCCGAACCTTTGAAGTTCACGCATCACGTATCCCACAGAGTCGTCTCTCACGTTATGTCTCACGTCTAACATCTCACGTCTATTTACAGTCACTGCATTTAGCTACAGGAGTCCAAGTTACAGAAGTATAGTTAGTAAACGAAGCGATGCCGCCAGCGGCCACATTGCTGCCGGCAAGGTATTGCTCTTTGGTGCAGCAGCGGATAAGGCCACGGTTGGTGTAGCCCTTAGGTATGCCCGTCATGCAGCCCATTTGTGGGCCTGCTTCTTCTTTGGTGCAGCCCATGGCCGCTACCAGTAACAAGATAAAGATTGCTTTTTTCATAGTGTTTGTGTGTTTAAAGTTATAAATTATTTTTAAAATAGACTCCCCTGTGTATGTGTTTCCTTTTGCTCCACCAGACTAAACTGCTCTTGTACATGGTGGCCGCGTGCGTCCCAATCAGCCGCCAACCATTGGTTTTGCGTGTAGACCTGCCCGGTAATGATCTGGCGGTAGTGAGCTGTGGTAATTACCTTTCCGTTGATCACCGTTTTATTGGTTGTCTCAATGCGCAGATTGCGCACAGGTTTATCGTTGGCCGTGCGAAAGCTTTTGGTTACATCTATGGCAGAGGTAACGCGAAAAGCTTTTTCCTTCCTTATCTGATCATAATTCTTGTCTCCTTGTCCGGTCATACAGTTTTCGTTTAAGTGAATTCGTAATAATCGTTGTCTCCGCGAATGATGGTAGTGAATGGAAAGCCTTGCTCAGGCACACGCCTGATCTGCTCAATCAACACCTTCGAGCCGGTGAACACAATCCGCTTCTCACCACCCTTTTCAATTTGTAATGTGAGCAAGTCAGTATCTTTCTTTTGCTTCGATGGCTCAACTTTAAATGCCAATACAGTAATGGAAAGATTAAACAGTTTTTGCACCTGAATCTTCTCGCCCACAAACGAGTTGATTTTTGGCTTGATGTTGAAGTCTTTAAAGTTGTTCATGGAGTAGTTTTTTAGTTAGGTGTTTGGCGTTGCAATGGCTGAGCCAGCCGAGGTAAGATGCTTTGCTCGCATGGTTTGGATTAGCTGCAAGCTTACGGGCAAAGTTTTGCTTGATGCTCTTGCGTATGCGGATGTGTGTGTGAAAGAAAACATAGCCAACGTAGTCGATGCCACGCGCTGCCACAGGAAACACCTGGTGGTTGTCTTTTACTTCCAGATTTAGATCGCTCAGGTAGCTTTTAATCTCTGCTAGCAATGCATGCAGCACAGCCTTATCGTTGTGGAGGATTACCACGTCATCGGCATAGCGGTAGTAATATTTTACCAGCTTGGTTTCTTTTATCCAATGGTCGAAATAGCTCAGGTAAAAATTCGCGAGGTACTGACTCAGGTAGTTGCCAATAGGTAATCCGGGCGCACTGTCGATAATCTCATCCAGCAGCCACAGCAAATCCTTGTCTTTGAACTTGCGCCTCAGTAACTGCTTCAGCACATCGTGGTCGATGCTCGGATAAAACTTCTTAATGTCAAACTTCAGGCAATACGCAGTGCCTTTTACATCCGTCAAATCAGCTTTCAATTTTTGGAGCAATAGGTGTATGCCTCGCTTCTTGATGCAGCTATAAGTGTCTGCTGTAAACGTGGCCACAAATATTGGCTCCAGCACGTTCATGATGGCGTGGTGAGTGATGCGATCAGGAAAGTAAGGCAACCGATATACAATGCGCTCCTTCGGTTCGTGAATGGTAAAAATGTCGTAAGCAGATGTGCAGTAGGTTTTGCTCTGCAACATATCTTGAAGTAACAGAAGGTTGCCTTCAGCATTTTGGTTATGCAGCTTCACCCCATATTGATTCACTTTACCCAACTGGCCTTTCCGGTCAGCTTCAATCAAGTTGGCCATGCTGGTAACTTGGCGATATAGGTTGCTGAGTCGTTTTATAGCAATTCCAGTTTAATGATGAAAAGAATTTTGCCCACATCTTCAGGCTCGCACCATTCGGGGTTAGGCTTTCCGATTTTTATCTCCTTTACAAAAGCAAGTTTCATCGGTCGGTTCTTACGATAACCCATTATCAATTCAGCCCACTTAAATGTTTTGAACTGGCACCGATATGCCTTCAATACATCATCTGCCCAATAACCATTTTCAAAAATATCATACACAATGTTATCTGGCACTACACTATTCTCTCTCGGTTTCTCTTCAGGTAGATTGCATTCTAGTAAACGTGTTATCCAATAAGGTTTGATTTCTCGGTAGTCTTCCAACTTACCGTTGCCATACATGTCAAACCATTTCTTCTTCAACACTAGCTTTAAGGGTAAATCTTTCTTTTTCATTTGATCCTTTGCTTTTCATAAGTCGCCTTCTCACAAGAGGTACCAACGACCTACATTTTAACTTCGTTATTTTTTGCCCCTACAAATTCGGGGCATGGCCTGCGCTGGTTTATTGTTCTTCAGCATAGGTGAGAGCTGACATTCGAATTCGAATTCCAATTATCGTAGTCGTTAAACCGAAACCCGGACGAGCCGCCCATACCAGCACACAGCCTTTCATTTTTTACATTACAAAATAATCCTTGTACAACTTCACAAACTGCCTAGCCACATGCTCGCCAGCCTCGCGCGAAATAAAGCAAAGGCGAGAGCCGACAAGCGAAGCCGAATACCAAGTACCGAAGACGTAAAACCGAAACCCGGACGAGCCGCCCATTTCAAACCAATTATGATATTTATCCCATTGACCATTGTTCCAATCGGGCTTCCATGCTTTGCCATTGTTGGCCAGCTTGTTCGCTGCCTTTGCAATGATCACCAGCTTGGCATGAGCAATCATCGCCTTTCTGTCTTTTACAGGATAGGCTTTGAAATCAGGTATCACTTTTTTTGGATCGAGACGCTCAACCTGGCAAGCATCTTCAAACGTTTTTAAATCTTCGAGTTTCATAATAATTAGATTACCATAAATTGTTTGTACACTTCAGTAAAATTATTTCCGGCATGCTCTGCCAGCTCGCGCGTTTTAAAGCAAAGGCGAGAGCCGACAGGCGAATGCGAACCCCAACCACCGCAGTCGTTAAACCGAAACCCGGACGAGCCGCCCATTTCAAACCAAGGATAGTACTTGTATTGATTGGAGTCGCTCCAATCAGGAGTCCAGCCTTCGTTTAGTGTGACTGCCAGCATCTTTAGAATTCGGAAAGCCTTCTCGTCATCTGATAGTGATTCGCACCGCTTGTCAAACTGCGCCTTGGTCAAGCCATTTTCAGCAAGCAGGTCATCAACACTTTTGATGCGCTCCAGCACACTCTTTGGCCTTTCTTTGAACTTGATCTCTCCGGAGTTTTTATCGAAGCTCTCCACTTCGTACCCTTTCGGGATTTGGATTTTGAGTGTTTCCATAAATTGATTGTTTAGTTAAGTTTTTTCTGGTCGTTGTTAAAAAAATCTGAAGTGGTTACTTCTGCATTGGTTGCCCTTACAAAGTCTACCTCTACTTTTGCGCTTTCAATAATCACTTTGCTTAGCTCAGCAATGCCCTTGCTCCTTTCTAATTCTTTTTTCATGTCTTCGGGGCTTTCGGCTTCTGCCAATTTTTCGAGGCTAGCAAACATGTGGTTTCTCAAATCTTCAATCTTGTTTCTCATAGGATTTTATTTTACGTTTTAGTTTTGAAAGTGTGTGTATGGATGATATTAGTTCGTTCGGAAAACGCTGGATGCTATTACGTAGCATGTTTTCGTTGAAGGTTAGCAGCTTTAAATTCTCTGGCTTGCAGTTGAGTTGGTTGCCATCTTTAAAGGCCACTACCTTGCCTGCGGGTATGGGGCCATAGTGCTGCTGCCAGACGTGGCGATGCAATAGCTCCCACTTTGCTTTGCCTATGCGTATGTACTGGTAACTAAGCCCACTTTTGTCTTGCCTGGTGCGCAGGGCACCATCGTACAAGGTGTTGTGTGGTAGTTGTCCTTTTTTAAAACATGTTTTCTTTAGCCTGGCAATAAGCTCGGGCTTCATCCATGTTTCTATTTTCCTGCCTTTGTTATGGGGCACTTGTCCCTTTTTGAAAACGGTGCCACCACCCAACTTTTTGCCAGGTGTAATTCTGCCACTGAAAGGAGAGGCCAGGTACTCGGCAGATTTCTTGATGCCCAAGGTGTACACTGCACCATAAATTGATTCTTTGCTTCTGCCCAGGTGAGCTTGCACGTTGTGCATAGGCAGTACGGGATAGTTGACTTTAAGCCACGCAACCTCTTCGGGTGTCCAAATTTTCCGCATACTTATAACTTTATAGGCTCTGTCCAGGCTCCATCTACTTTCTTCCAGCCCAGGGTGCGCAGGTGTGCCCAGTAGCGTTGCAACTTGGCCACATCTTCGCTGATGGTTTTTTCGTAGGCCTTGTCATACACCTGAGGGAAGCTGCTCTTGGCCTGCACACCGTTAGCGGCAAGATCGCGCACGGTATTGTAGTGGCGTATGTAATCGGCCATGCCTTTTGTGCCGTTAAGCGGGTAATTAACATGCTTGAAATAGGCATCTAAAAGAGCTTCTGTTACAGTTACGTTTTTCAGGTTGGCTTTCTCTTCCTTCATGGCGCGGTAGGGTTGGCCTTTGTGCTGCTTGTATTTGAGTGTGAAGAGTGCCACTTTATCTGCTACAGATTTGGGCTTTAGCAATTTGGCTGTGAGCATTTCGCTGTGCTGCAGGTCAAACTCTTTTAAAGGAAACATATCGTAACCGGGCGGGGTGCAGCTAAGGGGCATGGTAATATCGGAAAGTAGCATTTCCAGTATTCCGTTTTTATACATGGCGTACACCACGCCATCGAAGTAACCGGTTACTTTGTAGGTGTTGGTCATGCTACATTTAGTTTTAGTTGATCGCCCACTTCGGCTTTCTTATTCCAGATCACAAAGTCTTTGTTGCCGCCAAACCTGCCGCGCGAATTGGCTTTGAAATCGTGAACATGCACCACTACGTCTACCATGTACTCAATGTCTTTGGCAAACTTGCCGGCAGGCTTGCCCGCTTGCTCCCAGCAGATGATGATAAAGCTCTTATGCGGGTATAGCGTAATGAGCTTAATGTATTGCTGAGCGGTGAGCTTCATATAATCGCGGCTATCGATAAACACAAACTTGCCTCTGTTGGGTTTGGCCAGGTATTCTACCAGATCGTTGAAGAAGTATTGATCGCCCAACATAAAGCGGCCATCAGGTATTTCTATCATCTGCTCACGCACGAAGGCATCTTGTGTGGTTTTGGTATCACCTTCTTCAATGGATGAGTAGAAAACTTTGCCAAAGTTTATAGCCAGGTACTTGGCGAAGCGCATCATAAAGGTGGTCTTGCCATTTTTTGGGTGGCCATACACCAGCATGTGAAAGGGATCGGACGGCAGACCGAACGTGTCTTTCCAATGGCCCTCAAAGGGCAAGGTGTGGTAGTTCTTGTTGATGATTTGGCTTACGCCTAATGTACGTGGCATGGTGAGATGCGGTTTAGAAGGTGAGTTTACAGTTGATAGTTATCTTTGATGGCTACTTTGTAAGCAGCGCTGCAACGCTTTACATCTACCGGCACTTTATCGCAGCTGGCTATGATGTGGTTGACCAGCTCGGGACTGATGTGATACTCGCGATTAAAAAACGCGTGTACCAGGTGGCTGCGGTAGCGTTTCATCAGGTGCTTGTACAAGTCGCGCACCTCGCGGTTTCGCTGTAGCTTTGTTTGATGCTTATCGTAGGTGTGCTTTAGCTCTGGCATGTTTATTTATACATTTCGTTGATTATGTGCTTGGCTGCTTGCTGAAACTGAGTGCATACTTCGTTCAGCTCTTTAAGGCTGAGCTTGTGCAGCTTTTTTTTATGAACTCCATACTTTAAAATCCAGCCGTTTACTTTGTTAAGATTTACCTTCCAGCGCGGCCAGTTGTAATCTTCAGGGCTTTGCGGTTCGCCCCAGCCAAGCGAGTGGCCAATAGCCAGTATCTTGCGCGATACCTGCTGCTTGGCCTCTCTGCTCTCTTGAATGTGGTCTTGCTGGGTCATGGGTTATGTGTTTACCAAATCTTCTTCTTTGGCTTTTACATAGAAAGTTTCTTCCTGCACCACGGTCACACCAATTTTGCTAAGCTTAAACATGAATTCATAGTTAGCGCGGTTGGCAATGATGAGCTCTTTGTTGACCTCTTCTTTGCTGCGCACAAAGGTTGAGTCTATTGCTTTTAGGTCTTCAAGCACGCCATCCCATGTTACCTTCTTAGACTTATCTACTTTGGGTGTGCCCATTTGAAAGCCAATGGTGCCATGTGCCAGCTCCATGCTTTTCTTGGTAGAAAACAAACTTTCGCGGTGGTACTCGGCAAAATTTTGCAGTGTATATACGGCTTCATCGCGCAGCTCGTTAAGTTGTTGCAGCTTGCTCTCGTACTTGCGCACGATCTCTTGCTTCTGCAATTCAATGTCGGCTTCAATCGCTTTTAGCTTGCTGGTTGCAACAGCAAATTTTCTCACTTGCTCGGGCAGCTCATCTTGTGTGATAAGTACTGTCACTTTCTTTTTGGTTCGGTTCATAGTTGTTTGATTGTTTGAATTATAAATTTTAGTTCTCGTTTTATGCACTTTAACTTCTTGCGATCGTGATTCTCTACCTTCAGTATTTGCTTTACGCCCTTCAGCGATTGCTCCATGGCTTTTTTGTTCACACATTCCAATCGTGCAGTTGCTGACAGGTTCATACCTTTTCCTTTTTGGTGATGTGCTTTATTACCTGGTGATAGCCTGCGTGCATGAGCGCATCTTGTGTGTAGCGCGAGCCTGCATGGAAGTAGCGATACCAATAGGCAGCGTGCATCTCGTATTGAAAGCGATTGTGGTGCGCCAGAAACAACACATCTATCCGGTGCCACTCGCGCAGCCAGAAGCTACGCCAGAACTCTTTTGTGCTGGCCATCTGTGTTTGCATAGGGCCGGTGCAGCCTATGGTGGTGAGCCACTCAAAGGCCAGCTCTATGCGCATTTCAGTGATGGCCTCTTCGCTCAGGCGCGTTACCTCGCGCACGCGTGCGTGTGTGCGAGCTACCAGGTCTTTTTGTTCTTGTGTTGTCATAACAGGCGGTGGAGTTGTCCTTTTAGGTTTAACAAGTCGATATCTTTGGCAAGGGCTATAGCCAATACCAGTACACCCATTTCGTGGGGCTTTACAGGCAGCGTTTTGCGCCTGGCATCCGCTACCTTTTTTTCCAGCAGCTCATTGGCTACCCATGCCAGTGATTTATCGGCTATGGTAGCTTCCTTCTTTTCGTAGATGCCCACAGAATAAAGGCATAGGAAAAATTGAAGTCTATCGATGTGCCAGGGTGTAACGCCCTCGATCACCACGCGACCGCTGGGCTTACGCACGGCACCAAAATTTTTTCGTTTTGCTTTTGGCTTCTTCATAGCTTTTGCAGTTCAGCGTCTATGATTTCAATCTTGCGCACAATCTCTCTGCGTATGCCGTTCATCTCATCGATGCTGAAGGCATCAAAGCTTTGCTCTATCTCACGGTCTATCGTAGCCAGCCGGTATTGCAGCTGTAGCTTGTGTTGACTTTTAAGCTCGCGCAGGGTTTCGTTTGTCCACTTTAGCTCTTCTTGCTTTTCGTGCAGCAGTGTGGCATAGTTGGCATCCGGATTTTGTGAACCTTGGAGGCGTTCTTTCAGCACTTCAATTTCGTGCAGCAGCTTTACCTTTACTTTTACGTTGTTGCCAATGGCATCTTCGTTGAAGGTATTTAATTGGATAGCTGTGCTATCGATCTCCCACTTAGGAAGCAAAGGCACACCTTCTGCATTGTGTTTCACAGCCTTTAACGTGTTGATAATGGCCTGTTCAATGGCTGTCGTATCTATCATCCACTCGTCTCCTTCGCCTTTTGCCATGAGCTGGTTCCACTCGTCTACCGTGCTTTGCAGGTAGGCGATCATTTGCGGTATGGTTATCTTTTCGGCTACCATATTCTTGGGTTTAAAAGGGTGAAGAAAACATAGATAATAGCTGCATCGAAAGCGATTGCGCACAGCACAATCACGGCAGCATCTTTCCAAAAAGAGGATGCAAACTGGCTGTCGTTTTTCAGTTCAAAGCGTGGGTCTAATTCGGTTTTCATAGTGTTGAAATGAATTTAAAAATGGCAATGCACACGGCCAACACTGCTGCGGCCAGCAAGGTTGTAAGCACGTTCTTGGCGCGCTTCTGAAATGGGTCGGGAAATTCATCGTAGCTCATGCTGACTTGCTTAAAGTGTTGAGAGAAAAAAGTTGAGCCACTTCTTGGCCGGTAATCTTCTTACCGTTTTGCTTCTGCCAATCCTTTATGTCGGCCACGTATTGGCTTAGCATATCTAAGTCGGTAACGTACTGCGCCAGCATGTTTTGCGCGCCCTTGTTGCTGATGTCTTCGAACTCGCACACCTGCACAATCTCACTCTCGCTCAGCTTGCTGGCCGTTACTATCTTGTTGCCAAAGAACCGCCTGCGCAGTTGTGGAAACCCTGCTTTGTTTTTGCTCGCGAGCTTATCCAGCTTGTTGATCAGGTCCATGCCGCAGATGATGAAGCCAGCTTTGTTCTGCGTCCAATCGCTGATGTCTTTGAGCACAGAATAGATGCCAGCGCGCACCACTTCCGTTTCGTCAATGATAATCAGCCAGCCTTTGCGCTGATTGATCACTCGCTTGATCATTTCCAGCTTGCTGTGGTTGCCCCGGATGCTATCATGCACGCCCATCTTCTCTAAGATGGTATCGAGCAAATCTTTGCTGCTCATGTTCATGGTGGCCTTCACATACAGCACGTAGTCGTTGGTCATGGCGTAGCTTTCCAGGGCGTAGGTCTTGCCCATGCCTGTCCAGCCTTGTATCACTTCGCGGATGGCGTTTTTCTGTGCCTTGCGGCAGGCGCGCTGTATGGTTTTAAAGTTGCCGATGAAATCCCAGTGCAATTGCCCATCGAAGCGGATGCCAATCGCATCGGCAATGCGGTGGAAGTACGCATCGCTGATCTGCGTTACGCGTCCGCTTCCTACTTCAATTTCGTAGGTGCTGTTTTTGATTTTGCTGATGTAGGCTTGGTTGATGCCTGCCTTCTCGGCCAGCTTGTTGCCACTTCGGGCAGGGTTCTTGTCGTCAATCCAGCTGTTCACCGCTTCGGTGATCTGCTGCTTGTGTGTGCGGGTTAGATTCATTTGTTTATTTAGTTTGGTGAGATTTTATTCTAGTGGAAGTTGTTCGTCATAGCCTGCAAAGCGGTCTATTCCGGTGTTGGTTTGTTCTGCTATCGGTTGGCCCTCGCCCAAGCGATAATCTTCTCCGTGTATGATGGCATTATTAATCTCTGCCTGCGCTGCCTGAAGCACTTCTTTGTCGAAGGCATTGGCAGTGATCATATCGGTATAGGTGCCGTTGCGTTTGGTGGTTTCTACCAGTTGGGCAAACTCTTTTTGAACTATGGCGCGTTGCTTTTTCTTTTCGGCTAGGCTGGCTCGCAGCTGTGTGCCTTCGCCTGGGCGATAGTCGGCAATGGCCATGTGGTACACGTCTTTTGGCAATGCGGCCACGTGCATGCCTTGCCACTGTACAGGTTGGCCTTGCACATAGAGCAGGATTTTGTCGGGCTGGCCGTTTGTCCAGCGCTCTGGATTAGGTTCGAACTTAATTGATACTCGCTGGCCAATGAACTGAGTGCGGAACTCAGCTTGCGCAATGTCGTACGCGCATGCTTTGCCTTGAATTGTAACTTCAATTCCTTTGTTAGTGAACTCATAGGTTTGAGGGATGAATGTGTTTACTGTTTTTGGCTTGCCTTCGTCATAGGTGCGGATTTTCTTGTGCTCGCCTGGCATATTCCAGAAGGCATCTACATCTATCAGCTCGCTGAAGGCACGCTGCTTGTTTAAGGTTTGTTCAACACTCTTTCTGTAGGCTTGTATGGGTGTTTGCCCTGCCAAAAACTTGCGTGGCTTGTTGTTCCACAGGTTCAAGTCTTCAATGGCTTGCTTCAGTGCGCTCTCGGCTGCTGGCAGCTCGTGGCTCTTCACCATTTTGGCAAGTGCCTCGCGGTTGGCTCGGTTGTTCAGGCTTATCGCAAACGGGTTGTGTGTAAACCCTGGGCGAAACTTCTGCACATCGGCATTGAAGAGGTGAAAGAAGTTTTCGATGATCTTTGCACGTGCATTGCCTGCCGATGCGCCAAAACTTACCACGCTTATTTTGTCGATGGCCTCTTGTGCGCGGTAGCTTTGTATGGCAGAGCTATTGTCGTACAATATTTGGTGGGGCATGTGGCCGGTGACCATGCAGGCAGAGCGCAAGGCACCTAATACGGCCTCGGTGTTTTCGCTTTCGCTGAGCCAGAAACCTACCACACACCAGCTGTGTGCATCGAGTATTGGGAAAATGTTAAACCGGAAATATCTGCCCTGGTCGCCATGCTGAAAGTAGCGGTGCGATGGTGTGCCATCTATTACCCACAGCGCATTGGCATAACTAGCGCGCTCGCGCAAGGTTACAGGCTCAAATACGCTGCGATACTCTTGGTATCCGTGGCGTGGCTCAAACCAAAGTTGTTTGATAGATGGCTTAGTCAAAAAAGCGCGAACCGTAGATGGCGAAATCATTGATTCGTCATTGCCCCAATGTTCCAGGCTCACCATCTCTTGGGCCTTGCGTGTGTAGATGTGCCACACCTGTTCAAAAGTTGGCTTGGCGTTTCCATCGGCATACATCTGAACGAGCAGCGCCTTCTGTTCTTCGCCCAGCACTTCGGCATTGCTGTTTCCTACCTTTTTGCTGATCAGCGATTCGAAAGCTTTTGATAGTAGGGCATTGTCTTTAACAGCCTTTTTAAAAGGTGTTAATTTCTTGATCAAACCCTTTAGTGTGCTGCACTTCCAAGCGTGCCACTCGCGCGCGCTGGCCTGTTGGTTCATCAGGTCGATGGCTTTGAGGTAGAAGTCTTCGACTTTAACAAAACCGAGCGGCTTCCAATGGGTACCTTTAGCTCCCGCTATGGCAAGTAGCCATGAAGCCTGCTCGGCTTTTTCTTTAGCGCGCTTGGCCGTGGCCGGATGCGCGAGGTAATAGTTATAAGCGTGTTGAGAGAAAGCCACCAGGCTGGCCAGCTGTTGGTTTTGGATGTGCTTGATTAGCTCGGCCTTGGTGGGCATTCCTTTGGACAAGCGGGTGGCTTCGGGTATGCTGTCATAATCCACAAGCGTAACGGTGCGCTTGGGGTCATTAATAAAATCGATTCCTTTTACGTTGGCGTAGTTGTCGGTAATGCCAGAGCGATATTCGTTGCACTCTTTTTTGAGAAACGATTGGCTAAACCCATATTTGGTAACCAAGTCGGCTGTCACCGATAGCAGTAGTATGTTATCTTTTACTACCATCTACCGATCGGGCATTTAGCTTCCACTACTTTTGTTTTGGCCTCCATATCGCAGCCGCAGCTGTTGCAATACTTTTTGTCGCGCAGTCCGGGGCCGTTGGTGTTCTTATCTGTGGGATGGGGAGTTAAATCGCAGAGTAAGCAATCGGCAAAGCGTATCTCGCTCAGCTTCTTGGTGTCATCGGGCAGCATGCCCACCTTATCGATCATTTTGTTGAAGTAGCCCTCGATGATTTGGCCTACGTGTATAGGGTTACTCATATACCAGGCGTTGGTTTTTGCGTGCTCTTCTTTTTGCTTCGCGGTCGGCTAGTTTTTCGCGTGCTTCCAGCAAATCGGAAAAAACTTTTTGAATATTATGATTGTCTGGTCTGGTGCCAGAAACGACCTTTTTAACAGTGCTTTCGCTGACTTTAGCAATTTCAGCTACTCGGATATAATCACCGTTTGAATACTTCCTTTTGATTTCTGATAAAGTTTTCACTAATCTTTGTGTCTGAATTCGGTACAATTATACCACAAAGGTATAATACAACGCAAGCAAACTGAAAAATATATTCTAAAAAGGTATAATGACCAGAGGGGAAAGACTTCGTGATATTCGGGCTAAATTGGGCTATAATCAGGCTCAAGCGGCTGATCTTTCTGGCGTTTTGCAGAAGGAGATAAGCCTTTTGGAGAATGACAAGAGAGACAATATACCTTTAATGTATATTGATTGGATGGGTAACCTTGGTGTAAACCTTAACTGGGTTTACTTTGAGCGAGGGCCTGTATTTTTAACTTCGAACTATGAATTTCAGTCAACAGAAAATAGAGTGGCGGCAGAGGATCGAGCTGAGTATGTTAAACTGATGGACCTCTCTAGGCAGATGAACATTATCCAGGTAGAGATTGAGAAAATGAAAAACAACTTATAATATGAAAGTGCCAAATTTTATCAAGTATGCAGTTGTGGCTGTGTTGGCCATTGCTAGCTATCAGTTTATCATGTACAAGCCAACTGTTTCTAATATTCAGACTTCAACTGATAGCTCTGTACCGTTTTTAGAACAATTGGACAAAGAGCAAGGAGTCTCTGCGCCTGAAGTCTCCAATAGTTCAAAAGATGTAGTATTAATAAAGGTTAGAAACGAACCGAAGGTAATCGAAGCGATGATAACAGATGCAAAAGTTCTCTATGTATCAGTACGGGATGATGGTACTCGTAGAACTGGTTATGCCGAGTATCTTTGCATGATCGCTAAAAGCAATTTTGTCGAACGGGTGAAAGTTATAAAGGTCAATAGTCAAAATGATCCTAACAGAGATAATTCCTACGGTGTTTTGCTTGGCGAAAGTTGGTGTAAATGATTGGGGGAAGGTAAAGGGGGAAGGTAAGGGGGAAGGGGTAACCTAAGTGGGTAACCTTTGGGGTAACCTTTTAGGTTTTAAAAGGTGTTTAACTGGCTGCAAATGGGGTTTTGTTTGTGTCGCTACCTAGCCAAAGTGGCAAATATTGGCATTTTCTCTACTTTTGGTTTTGCGGCCACAAAATCAACCTATAGGTTAATAAACCTTTAAATCAGCTTTAAAACGCACATTTTAACACGTTCCGCAAATTTTTCCGGCAAATTATTCTCTACTTCTGGTTTAGATCCCCCTACTTCGCCAA